TATAAAGCTCATTTACTTGTGGACTGACCATCGTGCCTTTAGGAACACCGTCTATAAATTCATTGGCTGCTATCATATCTTGTTGCATTAACTGTATCTCTGTTTCCACTCGATTTAATCTTTCAATTACCCCAAAATAGCTCATGGTTCCGATTGCGACTGCTGCCAATATTGCTAAAAGATTTTTAGCTGGCATACTTATGTTAGTGGCTTCTGATAATTTCATAGTTTAGAATGATTCTAATTTAGAAGTGGGTTGTCGTTGGCTGCTTTCAGTTCGTTTATTTTTGCATCAAGATATTCAATGGCTGCACCATTAATTGCAATATCTCCTTTAACAGCTTCTAATGTTGCTGCAAGAGAACGAACAGCTTCTAATGCTTCGTCATCTCCTTCATCTATACTGTAAATCAAATTGTTAATACGATTGTTTACATCGGTTAGGTCAACTGTTTGATTGACCACATAATCTTGTCCTTCAAGTGCGTTTAGTCTTGTCTGGAACTCACCCCAAGCATAAAAACCTCCACCAATGGCACATACAACGCCAATAAGGCTCGCATAGGTGCTAAGTTTATTAATTAAGTCTGGCATCCATTAATCCTTTTAGTTTAATATAAGCTGCATCAGTAGCTGACTTAGCTTCGTTAAGTTTAATTTGATATTGAACAACAGGATCAGTACCTACTAGGTTAACCTGTGTTCCGTAAATAGTTTTGTCGTAACTAGCTAAACTTACTTGCATAAAGAAATCTTGATTACCTTGTGGTAATTGTCTGGTATCAAACAATGCCTGGTTCATGTCAGCATAGCTAGACATATCAGGTTGCATAGCTATCATTTCTCTACTAACAACTTCATTAATAACATTCAATGTAACATTTGTTTGTTGTATGCTATCTTTAATCTGAGACTTGATAACTTTCTCTAGTGTAGCTATTTTAATATCTAATTCAGATTTTAATTCTGGTTCTGAAACATCCTCTTTGACAGCACTTGGTTCTTCAAGTGGACTTCCCTCAACATCTGCGACTTCAGTTGGCTCCTGCTTATCTTCCTCTTGTTGGGTAGGACTTTCGGTTTCAATAGGTTCGTCTGCAACAATGCTTTCGCTATTGGGTTGTTCTTCAATTTCATTTGCTTCTTCCTTTATTGGTTCAGCTTCAACAATTTCTTCATAGTATTCTTCTACTTCCTCTATGAACTCTTCCTGCATTTCTTCTGTAAATTCTTCTACAAACATTTCTTCATCTATAGAAACCATCTCATATACTTCTTCAATAGGTGGTGGTTCATCAAAGAACTCTACTTCTTCAAACATAATATCTTCTGGAATAAATTCTTCCATGATAGGTTCTGCGTAATAGTCATCTTCAAAGAACTGTTCTTCAAAAAAAAAATCGTCAAGTGCTAAGTATGTATCTTCTATTTCAAATTCTTCTTCTTCAAATATCTCAGGATTGAATGAGTATTCAATATCTATGAACTCAGGTATGCCTGGTTCTTCATATAGATATATATCAGTTAGATATAGGTCATCTAAATCATCTTCAAATGTATCTATAAAGTTGGCAACTTCAGCAATCTCATCCTGTGCAGGACAAGTGGGTGGGTTCTTTTCCCAACAGTATTCAACTGTGGTAACTGTTGTTGAAGATAAAACATTATAGTTAAGTTTAAGTTCTGGGTCTCGTACATCAACGCCAGCATGACCACCGTTATAAGAGGCGTTGCCTTGTATATCAAAACTAAATCTAGCAGTTAATGTACCATGTGTGTTCTCTGCATTAGGTGCAATAATTAATGTATTAGAATAATTATTAAACTGATAGTTATGATTGGTTGTATCTTCTAAAGTTATACTTTGTGTTGTAGTATCAATACCATTAGTTGCAGTTTGTGTCATCGTAACGGTTGATGCTTGAGGATTCCACCATCTTATATCTGCAGATAATTCTGATGTTAGTCCTTGTTGTAATTCTTGTTCAGTTAGTATGCCTTGAGAATTAATTGTAGATTCTGCAAAAGCGTTATCCTTACCAGTCAAATATATTGATTCATTTATATCAGAACTATCTGGGAACATAGTTCCTGTCCAACTACCATCATTCCATTGCTGAGATATTAGGTTGCCTGTAGTTACAGGATTACCAGTTGTAATAGTTGTGGTGCTTGTAGTGTCGCCTGGATTGGGAAAATTTTCAATAGTTACAGTATCAGCACTACTTGAGAATGTTAGTAGGCTCGCCATTACTGTCAAGTATATAGCTTTCTTTATCATCTAACCCCTCCAATATTTTAGCGTCTACCTTTTCCATGTATCTAAGAGCTTTTGTGTACTCCTCATAGTCTGGTCTTTGTTTGTCGTACTTGTTCCATTCCGCTAGAGCTTCACTCCCAATTTTACCATTAAATGGACAGGGAGTTCCTGCATGAGCCATGCTTTGAAATACTCTTGCATCTTGACAGAGTATAGATACTGCTGCGACTTTCATATTAAAATCATAGAGAAGTTTAGATAGTTTCATTCTCTCACAATTCATATCACGTTTAGTAACACCAATAGATGCACCTAATCCAAACTTTTGTAATCCTCCAGAGACCCCTACAACACACAAATCCTGCGACATGGCTGATATACTAGGTGCAGATGCAGAAGGAACTACTCTAGTATCTCCTGTATAACTATTGTTATTGGTTGTTGCATTTGTAGTAGTGTTAGAAGATGAACCACTTTGATAATTTGTTGTATTTTCAGTTTCAGAATTGTAACCACCTGTAATTGCAGTATTTGAACCTGTGGAATTTACTTGATCGTTTGTGGTTGACCCACTTGAAGTTACATCATTGTCTGCCATAGCCTGATCCATTAAGGATCCAAAGATCCACAGCATAATTGCAGTTACGCCTACGACTATAATTGTGTTTTTCATATCTCTTGTCCTGGTTCTTGTTCTTGTTCAGTCGAGTATCGGCTTTCACAGAAAAACTCATACCCTTTCATATCTCCCTTTTGATTGTGGTTATCAAAAAGGTCTAATGTGAGTTGAACTTTATTGTGAAATAAAAACTCTTGGCAAGTAGGTACGGAATCAAATGTAGCTTTATCGTATTGTGTATAAATAACTTGTTCAGAACTACTGAAAAATAGCATTGCGGTGATTATGAAGTACATTCACAATCATTTCTTTTTTAACATCTTAGCTGCTGATCCTACGCCCTTAATGCCAAATGACGCTGAGATAGCAATGTATAATAAATGTTGGTAGTATTCAGGAAGCTCTTGTAAAGCAACGAATCCACTTTTAACAAATTCTTGACAACCAGGAATGAAAACTAAAACTGCTGGAGCAAGTAGGACAACTAAACTGACCTCATCTTTCCAGCTATCTTTCATTTGGTCTACTGCCGATGCTTCCCACGACACTTTACCTGCGATCTGCTGCTCTTTAAGTGCAGTAGCAGCTTTAATCTCTGTAAGTTTTGCTTCTGATTTGGCTTTCTTAGTTTCTATTACGCCTTTAACCATATCACCAGCGACCCCTAGAAGGGGTTTAATCAACATCTGTAACATAATATTTCCTTATAAGTTTTGGATAATGCCGCTTAGTTCTAAGCAACGTGCTGGAGTTTGTTTGTTCCAGCGTGAATCTCTCATCTGTGTAGCAGCTTCTTTGAAGTCGCATTTGCCAAGTGCAGTAAACATCTTCTTAAATTTGCCTACTCCTGCTTGTCCTAGCTGAAAACACATTTCCGTCAAAACGCCTGTTATAGCGTGTTTCTTGGGTTCAGGTAGCTCCGACCATTCAGTGTTCTCTAAATGTTCTCCTATAAGCGAATTTGCTCCATTAAACGCCTTTTCAAAGTCGTTATTAAATAGGTTTTGCCACCCTTCCTCAGATTTAGGTACTTCTTCACCATCTAATATCTTATGACCCCAGCCACCAGTAAGGTGTCCTTCGGTACAATGATAAGGCTCTAACCTATAGCCTTCGTGTGCTTTTATTCTATCTTTAATATCGTTCATTTTATTGTATATCCAGTTGGTTGAGTAGATAAATTTGGGCATTTTTCAGGTTGATTGCCTGAAAGAATATCGTCTAAATTTTTGTTTAAATACCACACCACCGAACCAATAATGCTATCTCTTGTAAAAGTTTCTGACACTTCTTTCAAAGAACAACCATATTGTAAGAGTAAAGATACTGCTTTTCCAGAACTTCTAAGTTCTCTGTCTAGTGTAGATTCTGATTTTTTTGTTTTTACCCATATTCCTACTGGCAAAACACCAGTATCAGATATGTCATAATCTATTGTGGAAACTATAGGCATAGTGTCAATAAGCATACGCACATTGACGGATCTCATCCTATTTGGCACTTCCATTCTCGCCACGCTACTCATAATCCCTTTCTATAATCATTTCGAGGTAATGTATAGCCTTTTTAATATCTTCCTTTTTACCCTTAAATTTGTGCCTACACACGTACTTTATGACGTTGCCTTCAGCGTATGGAAGGTTGTTCATATTAATAAACTCTGCAGGTTGAATAATAAACCTTTTGTAGTGATCTCCACTTTCTTGACGTTCTAGTGTTTTCATGGACACACTTTATTCCATCTTCCACCTTTATTCAATACCATTGGTAAAAGTTGCGGTTGGCTATCTATAATTATTCCACAACCAATGATCGGTCTATCTTTGAATACTTTGTCATACGCAAAAGCTAATGCGTCTTTATCAATCAAACATCCTACTTGCATCGCCCATAAAAGTGATGATGGGTTTCCCCAATAGGAAATGCCATACTTGGTATGATAGTGTCCTTGAACATAACAAGTGCCTTGCTTTTGTCCAACGGTTAATATGTTTGCTGATTTACCATGATGAAAATGTACGTCATTTCCATTAGGTAGTTTTATTGTTAGTTCGCTATGCCATCTCCAACCTCTACCCACTTCTAAGACTTCGTTGTAGTCTCTCATGTAGGCTTTGGGTAAGCCAGCTTTGAAAGCTCTTCTGTATGCAAGGCTTCCGTGATTTGAATGTAGTAAGTCTACTTTGGGAAAAAGTTTTTCAATAGCATGAATAGCTTCCCTTGCTTCGTATAACTCATCTCCTGCACTTGGTAAGTCAGGGTCTTGACCGTGAAAGTTAAGACCGTGTTTATCTGTTTCATCGCCAATGTGAACTACACGATCAGGTCTATACTTCTTTTTGATCGCAGTTAAAAAAGGAATCAAATCTTCATGGTGATAAGGACAATGAGTATCTGAAATAATCAATATACATCTGTTTGACATATTTGATTTTTATTCGATTTGCACTAAATGTGCAATACTACATAATTGTCCGAATAATCAAAAATAACATCTGTGCGAAAACAGTAGTACCTATAAACCATACCAGACCTCGTAATTGTCGCATATCTCTTTCGATATGGGTAAGATGATTGTCCTTTAAGGTATTCATCTTTTGGTCTAACAGTTCTAGCTTACCCTCTATACGGATAATAGCTTCTCTGTTTTCTTGTTCCATTAACTATCGTCTCTAGCTTTTCTGTTTTTATAATCAGAACGAGCTGTTACTAACGCTACAAAGTCTGCTTGATTAGATGGAATGGAATCTGTAAATGAATCATCATCCATTAACTTTTGAGTCCATTCTTGTCGCATACGTTTCCAACAGTTGTTGATTTTACCATCAACTGCATCTTGTATCCAAGCATCTAGACCAGCATTATCTGTGTCGTTGTATAAATCATTAGACAGAATTGTTTGTTGAAGATCTGTCAGTGTGACTTCTTTTTTATGATTAGCCATATTTTACCTCCTTTAAGGTTGATTGTTTCATCATGCTATCAAACATATTGATAACCAGGTTTCACCACTACCATACATGACATTCATCTGTGCTGCCCCATGAGCGGAAGTTCTTACTTTAAAGAGCAAAGTATCACTTGCATCCATATCTACTATCCCTGCACTACTAAAACTTGAATTGTTGTCTGCAGAATATTCTTTTGTTGGATCTACTAGATTCATGTAATAAGTTCTATTAGAAGTAACAAATACACCTCCATACATCCATTGAGTAGCTGTATCAATATCACTTAAATCTACATTAGCTGTTACCATATATTTTCCTGTAACAGGAGCTGTAAAGGTGCTGGTTGAAGTATTAAAATCTGAATTAACATCATATACCTCAGAGCCAAATACGATAGTCACCCATCCTGTTGCCATATCATTTTGTGTAGCATTAGGAACAGCAAGGACGGCTGGTTGTAGTGGTTTGGTTACATGACCAGCAGAATCTATTGATAAAGCAGCACCTGCTGCACAAGATAAACTTCCATCTTTGATTGCTAAACTATCAATAGTTACACCCGATGTGGATGTTTTCTCTGATATTGTATCTACTCTTATTTCACTCATCTTATTCTCCTTTTAGTGCTGTTACTTCAGCTTCTAATGTTTCTATTCTAGTCATAGCTTCTTGTAATGCTTTGATAGCTTTCATGTAAAGAACAGTATATTTAATACCTTTAACATTTTCTTTTTCTTCTTTTACATCACCTATTGCTTTACCTTCTGGTATAGTATCTCCATCTTCATAAAGAGTTCCAAATTCTGAGGAACTTAAAACGTCTGATGAATTTGGTTTAGCTTCATCAACTAATTTAGGGCAAACGGATTCTAATTCTTGAGCTACCAAACCTATTTGAACTTTTGCTTTATCCTCACCGTATTTTCTAACATCATCTTTTCTTTTAAAGTTTCTAACTTTAAGAGATTTAATATCATTCCATTGAGAATTAGCATCGGTTATGTTTTGTTTAATTCTTTCGTCCGAATATGCTCCATAACTATTATCGTGGTTCTTAACATCTCCATCACCATAAACAACAAATCTTACATTCCAACTACTTCCATCATAGGCTTGTCCAACAAAGAAAAAGTTATCTGATCCACTATCAGGATCATCAGCACTATATAAAACTTGCATACCATAAGGTGAGGATGCATGAGCATTTTCAACTTTAAAGCTATAAGTATTTTCACTGCTTTTCATATGAAGTGTTGCATCAGGACTATCTTCAAGAATACCAACACGGTCAGTACCACTATTTACAAATATTGCGTGACTTTGATTATTAGACTCTACTCGGAAGTCTATGTCACCTGAATCTTCATTAAATACAGTCAAATCTTTTTTCATATAGATTCTGCTTGTACTTGTACCATTTACCATAGTATCAAGATAGAATTTACCACTTTCATTACCATTAGATGCATCTTCAATTCTTGAATACATCATAAGATAATTTTCTTCTTCTTGGGCGTCATTAGTGTTGGCAAAATCTATTCTACCAACTAAATCTTCATCCGCTGCAGAACTAGAGTTTCTAAACATTCTAATATAAGGCCCGTGACTAGCATCAGCATCTGTTGATATTAGTGAGAGTGTCTTTTCATTACCCGATGTTGTAATTGTACTTCCAGCTGTTGCAGTAAACGCACCATCTTTCAATGTTACACTATCTATGGCTACGCCATTTGCACTAGTATTTTCACTAATAGTGTCTACTTTAATTTCACTACTCATCCTTAGTCTCCTTTAATTCTTCTTTTAATATGTTGGTATATCCTTGATTTGCAAATCTAAGGTCTTGCATTTGTTTAGATACACGGATTAATTCTTCCAAAGCTGCTTTAGCTTTAGGGCTTATCTTAGTTTCGTCATATTCTTTATCGTCTAGTTTAAACATAAATTATCCTTCTAATGCTGCTATTCTTGCTTCTAGTTCTTGTATAGTTTTTACCATCAATGGTACAAGTTTTGATTGGTCTATACCTTGAGGTTCAATAAAAGTTTGCTCGTCTCCATCTTCATCTATTTCAGTTCTTGTTGCATCTTTTGCTCCACGCACAGCTTCAGGAACAATACTTGATACTTCGTGTGCTATAAAGCCATCCATTAAAGTATTTGTATCATCAGCAATCCAATTAAATCTAGCAGGTTTTAGTTGTTTTAATCTTGTTGTAGCATCCCAAGTGTAATCTACATTTTCTTTTAATCTATAATCTGAGGAGGTAGCAAAAGCTGTGTTACTTCCATCATTAGTTATCCCACCTACAAGAGTTCCACTTGCGTTTATACATCTTAAATTATGTATAGTGCCAGTATCAGAACTATTAGTATGAACCATAGCATTTAAAGCATGACTAATTGTGTAAAGATTAAATAAACCAGCAGAAGATGTGCCACCTATTGATACATTACCAGTACTTGCAATAGACACTCTCTCAGCACCACCATTGTAAAATTTTAATGAGTTTTGACTATGATTATAAACTATACGACCAGCATCATTGTCACCATCGTCACCCCAGTTAATACTGCCATCAGAAGTGTTGCCTGATAAAATTGTCATACCACTATCAGCAGAACCTTCTATAACTAAAGCATCTGCCCAAGCATCAATAGAACCACCACTATCTGATTCTCTAATATGTAATCCAATACCTAAATCAGGAGTGGTTATCATTCCCACTCGGTTATTGCCACCATCAACAAATAGCATATGAGTATTACCATTAGATTCTACTCGGAAGTCTATGTCTGCTGAGCCTTCGTTTATTGCAAACTCTCCTGCTGTAATAGATGCTATGTTTACACCGCCAGATTCTATTACTAGCGTATCATCTGTATTAGACGATATACTGGTATCTGCATCATCATCAAAGTCAATTTTATTATTAACTCCGTCTATTTGTATTCCTGCCATTTGTTTCTCCTTATATTACGACAACAGTAGAATTAGAACCTACTGTAATAACTCCTGTTACACTTACTGGACCGACCATAAACATATTCTGGCTGGTCAAAGTAAATGTATTAGATATTGTGTTTGAATGTATAAATGAACCGCCAGCACTCTGCAAGGCAAACGCCCCTGCTGATGAGACCTGTAGTCTCTCTGTGCCGCCAGTATCTAATCTTATTGTGTCATCATCAGAACCTTCTTCTACTTGTATTTTAGTATCGTTGTCTGCATCTACGACTAACTCAGATGATGAACCTTGTACTCCTAATTCCACAACTAAAGGTGTACCAGTACCAGCAATGGTATTGGTTACATTTACTGTGGTTAAAGGATTAGAATAACTTGATGATGAAATAGTTCCTGTAGTTATATTTCCAGCAGAATCTTTAATTCTTATCTTACGACCTGGATCATATACACTTGTTAAGTCAGTACCACTTGCACTTATAGTAATAGTATCTGCATCAACTCTAGCTACTGTATAAGAACCATCTCCATCGCCATATTCATAATAGCCTTCTCCTAATTGGTTATAAGCTGATCTGATACTTGCAAGGGTTTCACGTGCTGCATTGTTAATGTTAGAAGGAGCCATACCTTCTGCCCAGTTAACAGTTTGTGTGTCAGTATTACTACCTGCTGTTGTACTATATTTACCTACTCCAGTACCTGCCATATTATCTCCTAGTTATAAAAATCTTTAAATCTTTCCGTTATTGTTTTTTGTAATACATCTTGATTTTTCATCAAAAATAAATTACGTGCAACATTTTGATCTTCTTGTATTATTTTTTTTATTAATTCACCTTTAGCAAAACGACTTGCGTTTGCGTATTGTGGTGATTTTATTATTGTGTTAATTTTTTCATAAGTTTGTAACTGCCTCATATATTGCAATAACTCAGAATATTGAGAGCTAGTTAATTTTACGCCACGTAAATTTCGTGAAGGCATACTTACACGAATTTCTAGTTTTTCCATTTCATCAAAAACAGAATCAACAGAGGTTGTCTGTGAATAGAAAGGAGAAACAAACTTTGGTCCCAATGTGCCAGAATATACTTGAACAAAACCAAAAATGTTTCTACGAGGTGGCAATTCTTCGGATAATGTAGGAATTTGGTTCCTCATACTATCCATTAAATTTTGTGTATCTCGTCTCACTGGATCCATTTGATTTCTTACATTAGCAATAACTCTTGGTACAAAGCTAGTAGCTAATCTACTGATAAAATAACCACCTGATCTTTCTGGATCAGCTATGGCATCAATAACATTACTTACTCCAGTTAAAAAAGTTTTATTTGTAATGTTATCTGTAAAAGATGCAATCATCATAGATGTCATTGTTGTCATCTTTTCATCAAAATCTTCTATATCATCTCTATCAGCGTATCTAATTAAATCTGCAAAGTCTGCACCTAAACCAAACAATACACCTAAAGGTTCGACACGATTATAAGCAACCCAACGATTACCTATTCTTATAGAATACGGTTGATGATTTTCTCTCCATATTTTGTAAGCGGAAGGGTCAGTCGGTCCTCTGCCTGTAACTATTTCTTGCATACCAAGATAGGTAACGTAAGACATTACTCCTGTACCCATAATCATTTTAGCTCTAGCAATATCTGCGTCAGCACCACCTGCTTTTATAGCTTCTTTATACTTGGATAGCAAAGGAGCAGCAGGAGTTCTTTCTATAGCAAATGTTATAATGTTTGCTGGAGTGTTAATGAAAGGAACAATAAATCTAGCTGCTGGGTATTTAACTACTAAATCTTTAAATACTTTTGCAACAGGACCAGCAGTGTTTGTAAATGTTTGATAGTTAGCTCCTTCTTTTGCTGCCCTTCTTACATTATCAACACTGTCTATTTTAATTTGTAATTCTTTTGCTAAAACGTTATCACCTTCATTAATGGCTTTAATTCTTCTATTGCTTAAAGCTACCAAATCAGCATTTTTAATTTCATCAATTCGAGATGCAAGTTTTCTACCGCTTAAATTTTCTTTTAATCCTTGCCTCATTGCTAAAGCATTTAACTCTTGTCTATATCCAATGCCTTTAAAAAACTGATCTTCTGCAGCAAGAAAACGAAAAGGCATACGAACTGCCTTTCCTCCCACTCCTTTAATAACTCTTCTTCTATTATCTAACTTAGTAAATTGGTCAGAAAAATCTTCATTAACTAAAGCACGAGTACCTTTTCTTAAACCATCTCCAAATCCCTCTAAGGTTCCAAATCCTTTAGCAATAGCTTCTCTTATGGTTACACCTTCTCTACCTTTACCAGTAATTTTAGATATACCAGCAGCTAAAAATCTTTCTGGTACAGTCCATACAGCAATTAACCCATTAGATGTCATATTAACTGCGTGAGTTACAGGATTTGATAATAAAGCATTTAACCAAATTTCTTGTATTTTTTCAATGCCTTTAGCATCAGGAAAAGCACGTGCATATTTATTTAATGCCCTGCTAGTAATTTCTTCTTTAGGAGTTTCTGCAATAGTTCTAGCAAATTCTGTTAAATCTTGTTTTCTTGCACCTTCCCAAAATTCATTAGTTGCAGCTTTTCTTTGTTTTGATGTAAAAGCTGAACCATCTGCCATTTCTTTAAATGCTTGTCCACCACGACCCCAAGAAGCAGAAAGACCAGTAAGTTGTTCTGTCATATTGTTGGCACGTTCTAATGATCTTTGAAATTCTATGTAATCTGCAGGAGATTTAGTGTTGTTTGCTTTTACTGCCGACATATACATATCTTCAATAGAAGCTGTTGTTAATTTTCTAGCAGCGTAAATATATTCAGGTAAGTTTTTCCAATC